TTGGTAATATTATTCATTGTAAAAATTATAAATCAAGGTTAACAAAAGAAAATGCTCAAATAGATGTAAGACTAACATACAAACATGGTTTAGATAGACATTATGGTTTATTAGAACTTGGCGAGGCTGCTGGTGTATTTAAGAAAGTATCTACAAGATACGAAATGCCAGATGGTTCTAAAGTATTTGGTAAAAACATCAATGAGAATCCTGATAAGTATTTTACAAAGGAGAATTTAGATAAGATTGATGAATATGCCAAAAGAAAATTTACCTACGGATCAGACGAAGAATAAGTATCTCTTTGTACAAAAAGATGGTGCTGATTACACGGCTATAAAACTTATAGACGACAAGTATTTAAATGTTGTTTACAAGTATGGAAAAGTTGGATTTGCAAAAGAAGAAGACGCAAATGGTAACTTGCCAATGAAGTTTGATTATGATATACTAAAGAATCCAGAGGAAAAAGATACAGATAGCCAAGAATTTATAGATTATATTGGCGATATATTATTAGAGTTGTTAGATAAACAATTAAAAGAGGGAAAGGTAGAATTTTTGAATGATAAATGAACGAATTGAACTTACAATATTAAGAAATTTATTTTATACAGAGGAGTTTGTAAGAAAGGCTTTACCTTTTTTAAAAGGAGATTATTTTTCAAATAGAAATGAGAAGTTATTATTTGAAGAAATCTATAGTTTCGTAGAGAAATATAAAAATCCACCAACAAAAGAAACAATCTTAATAGAACTTAATCAAAGAAAAGATATTAACAGTGATGAGATAACAAGTATTAAAGAACTTTTAAATACTATTACACAAGACAGTGATAGTCCTGATTTACAATGGTTGTTTGATAATACAGAAAAGTTTTGTAAAGACAGAGCTGTACATAATGCTGTATTAGATGGTATTAAAATATTAGATAAGAAAGATACTAAGAGAACACCTGAAGCGATACCTAGTATTCTTGCAGACGCATTAGCAGTTAGTTTTGACAATCATATAGGGCATGATTATATAGAAGACTCAGAGGATAGATTTAGTTGGTATCATACAAAAGAAAGAAGATACCAATTTGATTTATCTTATATGAATAAAATTACAAAAGGTGGTGTGCCACCTAAAACACTTAACATTGCTCTTGCAGGTACAGGTGTTGGTAAATCTTTGTTTATGTGTCATTGTGCTAGTGCATTTTTAGAACAAGGTCTAAATGTATTGTATATTACTTTAGAAATGGCTGAGGAAAGAATTGCTGAAAGAATAGACGCAAACTTATTAGATGTTTCTATGGATGATCTCCATGTAATGCCTAAAGACTTATACGAAAATAAAATAGAAAAGATTAGAAACAAAACTAAGGGTAAATTAATTATTAAAGAATATCCAACAGCGTCAGCTCATGCTGGTCATTTTAGAGCATTGTTCAATGAACTTGCATTAAAGAAGTCATTTAGACCAGATGTAGTCTTTATTGATTATTTAAATATTTGTTCTAGTAGTAGATTTAAAGGTGGTAATATATCATCATATTTTTTTGTAAAAGCAATTGCTGAAGAACTTAGAGGTCTTGCAGTTGAATTTAATGTGCCTATTTTTAGTGCAACACAAACAACAAGGACTGGTTTTGTTAGTACAGATATTGGCTTAGAAGATACCTCAGAGTCTTTTGGTTTACCAGCAACAGCAGACTTTATGTTTGCTTTAATTAGTAGTGAAGAATTAGAGGCATTAGGTCAGATGAAAGTTAAACAGTTAAAGAATAGATACAATGACCCTAGTTTAAACAGAGCATTTATTATTGGTGTTGACAGAGCAAAAATGAAATTGTATGATGTTCAGGCTTCTGGTCAAAATATAGTAGATAGTGGTCAAACAGATGAACAGAAAAAACAAACTTCTTACGATAAGTTTTCGGATTTTAAAATATGATAAAAGAATATTTTAGTATGCCTCTTAGTGAGGAAATGATTGAAATTAATAATGATGAGTTAAGACAACTTGCATTAGACAAGTACAGAGAGGAAGATGGAGTTGTCAAATCTAATTTATCAGGTTGGCAAAGTGATTTTGTAAATAATTTAGACAAGCCTTATCAACAATTAATAATGGCAATTTTAAAAAGCTCTGGTCAAATAACAGAATATTACAGTGTTCATCAGGATTTAAATAGAGTATTGCAGAATATGTGGATTAATATTAATCCAAAAGGTGGTTCAAATAGACTACATAATCATCCAGGTGCTTTTGTATCTGGTGTTTATTATGTAAATGCACCTGAAGATTGTGGTTATCTAGCATTAGAACATCCAGCTTCTAATTATGATTATCATTGTAATCGTATGAACATATCAGATTGGAATATTCAAAATGCAGCTACACTTAAAATTAAACCTCAAACAGGTAAACTTGTATTGTTCCCTAGTTTTGCTCATCATTATGTAGAGCCAAACAATAGTAATGAACTCAGAATATCAATCTCTTTTAACATAGGATTTGATAAGAAAGTGTTAGCATAATGGCAAAAAAACAAAAAGTAAAATTTCATAAAGGTGATAGACGTCCTAAACCTGATTCAGAGTATGGTAATTTAACATACAGAAAGAGAATGAAGAAAAAAGGTCGTAAAATATACTGGCAAGTGGTAGAATATCCATCTAAAAATGTAATAAGTGAATATTTTTTTAGAGAAGACGCTGAAAAATTAGTTAGTTTCCAAAATAAAAATCAAGTTTGGAAAAACAACGGAGGCATACCAAAGTTTCTTTTTACTAGAATTTAGTTGCCAAATTCACCTAAATATGATATAGGTAGAACAATTATGGCATATACAGTATTTCCAAAATCAGCAAAAGAGATAAGAGCTCTTAAAACTGATAAAACAAAGATACAAGAGATATTACAACTATACACTTTCTTAACTAGGAAGTATAAGATGGTTAGTGATCCTATTAATATTGACCCTAACAAAATAAGTGTGGTCAATGTGACTAGAGATTTGCAACCATTAACAGAGATTAACGCAATAAAAACAGGTTCAAAGTTATCTTCTATCAAAATAAAGTTTGGTAATGGGTCAAAAGGTGGTAGAGGTGCAAACAATAAAGGTAACTTGTTTGAAAGACAATATGTAGAAGCATTAAGAGATTATCATGCTGGCGAAGATTTAAAAGATAAAAGTTTACAGCCATCAATTGAGGGTTTATATAAGATGTATAAACTAAGCAGATATAAAGATTTAGAAGTTGAGGCAGTTGGTGAATTAAATGTTAGAAGACCACTAATATTTGGACCAGACATTGTTATGAAAGCACAAGGTCAACAAGGTAACAATTTAGGTCCTATCGTTACTGATATTACATTAAAGAATAAAAAAGGTGGTAAAGATGTACTGTATTTAAGTTTGAAATCTACAGGTACAACTACTTTCTTTAATGTTGGTGTAAAAACAATATTAACTACACAAGAGATTAAAGCTGGTGTAATTAAAAATCCAAACGGAAATAGAATATTAAAAATGTTTGGTATTGACAAAGATGATTTTTGCGAAATATTTAATGGTACTATGAAACAAGGTTACAGTAAAAACGTATGGCCTACTATGAGTAGTTTACAAAAAAATCAATTAGAAAAATTATTACAATCTGGTATAGGACATGGTTATCATGTAATACACAAAATTGGTGGTACGATTAAGTCACAAAAGATTGATGAGGCGTATATGCGTCAAGCTGCTAAACCTACTTCACTTACATTATTCTATGGTGGAAGTGGTGGTAAAGGTAAAAGAATTAACATGGAAATAGTGACAAGTAAGTATCTTTTAACATTGAATATAAGAGATACGCAAGGTGGTGACGGCTATCCAACAAGATTAATGGGTGATTTTAAGTACCTTTAGTCTTATAAATAGTATTAACTGAAAATATTAAATGGATAACTTGACTATATTAATGGAACAAATGAGAGGCAAATGTTTAGTTTTAAAGGTTTTATCACAAAGGGTAAAAATACCCATTTAGAACATTTAGAAGATTCTATTATAGATAGAGGTTCAAAAGGCGGTAAAGACGCCGTAATGTTTCTAAAATCAGTAAAGAAAATGCTTACAGGTAATGTAGGCGGTAGACTTAATGTAACCGTCAAATGGGACGGTGCGCCTGCTGTATTCTGTGGTATCAATCCAGAAAATGGCAAATTCTTTGTTGGTACTAAATCAATCTTCAATAAAAATCCAAAGATAAATTATTCTACAGGAGATATTAGAAAAAACCATGGTGGTGAGTTAGCTAATAAACTTACTATCTGTTTAAGAGAACTTTCAAAATTAGGTATTAAAGGTATTCTACAAGGCGATTTATTATTTACACAAGGTGATGTAAAATCTCAAAGTATAGATGAAAAAGAATACTTAACATTTACACCAAATACAATTACATACGCAGTTGATAAAGACAGTGCAATAGGTAAAAGAATTGCAAGAGCTAGATTAGGTATTGTATTTCACACTTCATATTCAGGTTCTAAAATGAGTAGTCTATCTGCTAGTTTTGGTTCACTTACAAGAATACCAAAATTAGGTTCTGTATTTGTAACAGACGCAACTTATAAAGATACATCTGGTTCAGCAACATTTAATCGTGGAGAAATGGGTCAGTTTGATAGTATTATAAGAATGGCTGAAGGATCATTAAGTAAGGCATCCGTAATTTTAAATCAGTTTGACGTTACTGATCCACTATCTGTAGGTTTTAGATTAAAAACTTTCTTTAACTATTACATAAGAGGTAATAGTGAAATGGCAAAAGTAAAAGAACTTGTAAGAATGTTTAGAGATTATTACGAAAATATTTTACAACAAGAAATAGACGCAGTAAAAAGAGAAGAAACTAAAAATAAGTATAAACAAATTATGAAAAAAGGCTTGACTTTTATTGATAGAAACCAACAAGGTTTATATTTTGCAATTGCAAGTCATATGAGTTTACAAACAGCAAAGAATTTTTTAATTAGAAAACTAAATCAGATACAATCTATTGGTCATTTTATTAGAACACCTGATGGTTTTAGAGTAACAAATCCTGAGGGTTATGTTGCTGTAGATAGAGTTAGAGGTGCAGTAAAACTTGTAGATAGATTAGAATTTAGCAGAGCAAACTTTAACATAGCAAAAGATTGGGTAAAAGGATAATGAATATTATTTTGATAGGTGGTCCAGGTTCAGGTAAATCTACTTACGCTAAATTTATAACAAAAGAATTTGGTGTAGATCATATCTATCCTGGTGATTTATTAAGAAAAGCAAAAGCACAAGGCGGAGAGATGGCTAAAAAATTATCTGCTCTAGGCCAAGGTGGTTTTGCACCTAATGACATTGTAAAAAAACTTGTATTTGACGCAGTAAAAAAAGCAAAAGACGGTTTTGTATTTGATGGTTATCCAAGATATATGCAACAAGTAAAAGATTTAGAAGCTGAGGGTATAAAAATAGATAAAGTTGTCTTTTTAAATGTTAGCTCGGAAGAAGTTATTAGAAGACTAACTGCTAGAGGTAGACCAGATGATAAAGCAGATATAATTAAAAACAGAATTGCTTTATATAGAAAAGAAACAGGTCCTGTTGTTCAGTATTATAGAAGAAAACCAGGTTTTATAGAAGTAAAAGCTGAGGGTGGTGAACCTGAAGAAATAGCAAAAAAGATTATAAACAGATTAAAACAAAAAACATTTGCAGAAATGAAAGATTTTATAACTGAGGGTGTTTATGATCCAGGTATATTCAAAGCCTTCTTTTTAGCAGGTGGTCCAGGTTCAGGTAAAACATTTGTAACTGCTAGTGCTTTTGGTGGTACAGGTTTAAAAGTAGTAAATTCAGATAACGCATTTGAAGCAGGATTGAAGAAAGCAAATCTTTCACTTACTATGCCAGATGAAGAAGAATACTTTAGAAATATTATAAGACAAAGAGCTAAAACAACTACAAGCACACAATTAGATACTTACGTTAAGGGTAGATTAGGTCTAGTTATTGACGCTACAGGTAGAGATTTAGCAGTAGTACAAAGACAACATGGTATGCTTAAAAATTTAGGTTATGATAGTTATATGGTGTTTGTTAATACAAGTTTAGAGGTTGCATTAGAAAGACAAAAGAAAAGAGAAAGACAAGTGCCAGAATATATTGTTAAAAAAAGTTGGGAAGGTGTACAATCTAATATGGGTAGATTTCAACAATTATTTGGTATGAGTAATATGATAATTGTAGATAATAATAGAAGTGAACAAGAATTAGTGACACAAACCCTAAATACTTGTGCTAGATTTATTAGAAGTCAATTAAATAAAAAACCAGATAATCACATTGCAGTACAATGGATTAAAAAAGAATTAGAGGCTAAACGAAGAATATGATAACGTCATTTAAAAAATATATGGAGTTATATGCAGAGAAGAAATGTCCTCCTGGATACAAATTTGACAAGAAGTTAAAAGTTTGTGTACCAACAGGTCATAAGGCTTATTATTCTTATGGTTATATGAGAGGACCAGGCACTCAATCAACTGACACATCAAACGGAAATGGTAACGGCAACGGAAACGGCAATGGTAACGGAAACGGAAATGGTAACGGTGGCAATGGCGGAAACGGTGGCGGAAATGGCGGAGGAGGAGAATGATAAAAGAAAGTATTATTGATATTCCTAGAAAAACATATGCGCCTAAGGTATTTGACAATGCAGATAGTCAAAATCCTAAAATAAAAGATAGTGTTATAAAACAAATAGAAGATCAATTAGAAGTATTTAAAAAAGATTATCCTATTTTAGATTATTCGTTAATAGGTTCTATTCTTACAAAAAGATATAGAAATGACGCAGACTTAGATATAAATGTTTTATTTGATGTGCCTGAAGATAAACAAGAAGAAGAAAGATTAAATCTATCTCAGAAATATCTATCAGCTAAAAATCCAAATAACATACAAGGTAAATTAATACCTGGCTCAGAGCATCCTATTAACTATTATTTTATTACAGATAAAGAAACATACGATAGTCAAAATGAAAAAGCAGACGCAGTGTTTGATATTAAATCTAATAAGTTTATAAAAAGACCAGAAGATTTTGTATTTGATCCTAATTTATATGTTTCAGACTTTAATAAAAAAGTACAAGAAATAGATGTTGTAAGAGGTGAACTAAAAAGAGATATAATAGATTACAAAGAACTACAAGATTTAACACCTAATGATGTATTAAATTTACAAGAATTAGTAAAAGATAAACTAGAAGAAATAGAAGATAGTTTAGAACAAATTGTTAAGATAGGTGATGGTGTTGACGCTGAAAGAAGAGCGGCCTTTGATAGTGATATGTCACCAGATGAAATTAGACAATACGGTATTAAGAATAGATTACCTAAAAATGTTATCTATAAGATGTTAGAAAAGTACCATTATTTAAAATTCTACAAATATTGTAAGAAGATATTAGAAGATGGTATAGTAACAGATAAAGAGATAGACGATTTAGAAATACACGAAGATAATAAAAGAATACCTCGTAAAAAAGGTCAACCTGCTGGATCAGATAAACATAGTGATCTTTATACAGATGAAAACCCTAAAGGAACTATACATGGTTTAGGTTTTGTTGACAAAGAAAAGGCAACACAATCAGTAACTAAAATTAAGAACTCAGGTAAATCTCATGCTCATAAAATACAGGCTGCCATTGCAATGTCACAAAGAGCTAAAGTTGCAAGTCAGAGAGCAAAAGATCCTGAAAAGAAAAAAGATTTAAAACAGGCACATTTGACTTATCAAAAATTTATAAACAAGAATAAAAAATCTGAACAAGTAAAAGAAGAAGTTTTACAAGAGGCTAAATCAGTTGCATTTGCATTTGGTAGATTTAATCCACCAACAATAGGGCATGAAAAACTAATTAAAAAAGTTAGAAGTGTATCAGCAAATGATTATAGAATATTTTTAAGTAGAAGTGAAGACCCACAGAAAAATCCATTATCGCCACAACAAAAGTTAGCAATAATGAAAAAAATGTTTCCAGCAAATGCTTCTAAAATAGAAATTAATAAAACTAATATGGTATTAGATATTGCAACAGATTTATATAATAAAGGTTTTAGAGAAATAAAAATGGTTGCAGGCTCAGATAGAGTAAGAGAGTTTGAAACTATATTAAAAAAATATAACAATCAAAGAAACAGACATGGTTTCTATAACTTTTCTAAGATAGAAGTAATATCAGCAGGTGAAAGAGATCCAGACGCTGAAGGCGCTACAGGCATGAGTGCAAGTAAAATGAGAGCAGCTGCAAAGGCAAATGATATTACAAGTTTCAAAAGAGGTTTACCAACAGGAGTAAATGCACAAGATATAATGAAACAAGTTAGAAAAGGTATGAAGTTAGCGGCTAGTTATGCTTATATGGGCAAAGCAAAACCTATAGCAAACTTAGAAGAATTTGAACAACAACAAATAAGAGATTTATATATTAGAGAAATAATCTTTAATATAGGAGATAAAGTAGATTATGTTAAAGAAGGTATTGAGGGAAAAGT